CTTGCATAGCTTTGCCAAGCGCAATCCAGTATTCAGGATTAGCATCGCGCTCGTTACTAGGGTTTTCAGGGCCAAGCATCCAATCGTCAATGACGATCTTGGTGTTCTTCTTGTTTTCAGCGGTGGTGATGAATGGCTCGCTCTCACGTAGACCAGCAAAACCTTCAATAATCATCATTGGCTTTTTCATTAGCTCACGAGCCTCCCAGATGCACGAATGTTGATGGCTGAAGCTGTTCCAGCAATCGTTGAGATGAAACCCGCTGGCGGGAGAACGTGTCCAACCAATTCAGGGAACGTATAAGTTTCCGCTGGCTGGAGCGTTTTGGTCTTGACAATCAAGTTGTCGTTTCCTGCGCTTCCCGAAGCAGCCACAAGGTTGACGCTGATTGTCGCGGCACTAACGCTGTAGTTAGTCGCTGTGAACTTATCGATAATCGTCTGCACGCCAGTGGACGTATATTGTGTTGTTTGCGTGTTCTCTGCTGTCTTGGCAGGGATGATATTACTAATAGATACGGCCATATCTTATTCCTTAATACAGCAAGTTGTTAAACGAGGCGGCTTGCATAATAACCCAATTTGTGCCGTTTGACACTAGTGTTGCCCAATTACCAGACACATTAGTCAAAATAGCAGTTCCAGCCGATCCACCGCCTTGCGGGATTACATCACTAGATGCTGAGACAAGCGTTTGATCTTGGTTGTTTTGAAATGTTAGATAACGCCCAGGATATGTTGCAGCCGATGGCAAGGTTACAGTGCAAGTCGATCCTGACTTGTTATTGATTATCCATGTTTCATTTGGTGCAACCGTGAAATCCGCTGTCTTAGTAACAACTACAGATGTCGGTATTGATGCCAATATTGCTAGTGAATCAAGCGGCGGTGGCGTCAATGCAAGGTCTTCAATCTGCGATTCAATAACCGCAAGTTGGCTTGCACTTGCTGGGCTTGGCTCTTTGTTAAGAGCTTCGGCCAAGGCTGCAATCTCAGCAAGAGCGTCATTAGCCGCTTGACCTGAATTGCCAGCAGCGAACTCAACACCTGGGATGATATCGTTCGTGTTTGAATCAACAGTCGCAAACAGCCTTTCGAACTGCTTTATCTGCTCATGATCCTGTAAGAAGGACGCAAGCTGATCGCGTGTTAAGCTTAGCCTTGTCCGCGTTGCCATTAGTAAGCTAACGGCTCAATCGCCGCCTCTAATCTAGCAAACGACATATGCGCGTCTGATGTGCCTTGGAATCTCTGTATGCGCCAGTTACGCATCCATCCCTGTTGGAACCAAACCAAACGCTTTGCACGCTGTCCTGTCTTGCCAGCATTGATAAACTTCTGCTGGCTGTAGGTTTGACCATCAGTGGAATAGCTGGTGTTGATTGTTGGCTCTACGCCATACGCTGCTGAACCAGTTAGGCCAACCAGTTCTAGGTTCTGAATGATTGCGCCACGACCTTCGTTGTAAACAATCGTTGTGCCAAACTCCCAACGCACCTTCTGCCCGTAATGGCTTGAGATGTTGCTAACCATATAGCCTACAGATGTATTTGTTGGGTCGCCTACCAGCCATTTGTCATAGCAATACACAAGGTTCTGTGCGCGGTACTTTGAAAGACCTACCAAGCTGCTTGTCAGGACAAACCACACTGGCTGGCCTAAGTCTTGCGTAGCGGCAGCGTCAAATACAATCGTGCGATCGGGCAAGTGAATATAAAGATGCTCGTGCGCCTTATCGTTACGCGCCTCTAGCTTGACTGTAGACAGTTGCGCTTCGGTAAACTGAAGCAGGATTTGATCTATCTCTTGCGTGCTAATCTTATTCGTTTTGGCATTGCCGCCAAGATAAACGCCTGGAGCTTCATTGAATCCGCTGCCAAGGAAAGCGATGCTCTCTAGATAAACGCAGCAAGCGTGTGTGCCGACAACGCCCTTTTCAATCTGAGCGCCATCAATGCGCTGGAACGGGAACAGGTCGCCGCCTACGTTGTCATATACTTCGATGGTGTTTCTGTTCAACGCGTATATCTCATTGCGTAGCTTGAGCAGTGCGACAACGGGATCAGGGTCAATTTCGGACGAACCATACTTCAGGGGATTAACCTGCGTTGGGTCACTTAGTTCCGTGACAATAAGAAACTCGCCATCAGTGGTCATGAAGTAGCCATCTACCCAAACCACATCCAGAACGATGCCAAGGTCAGGGTCGGTTACTTGAACAAGGCCAAGGCTAGGCGACCAGTAAAAAAGGTCTTCGTTTGAAGCGATAGCCAAGCGATCGAAGCTGTAGTCCATCGTTACTAGTTGACCGTTGTTCCCAACGTCACCCAGAATCGTTATTGCACCTGTGCTGGACACTATAACGAGCTTAGAACCCATCACGCGATAGCAGACGCCATTCCAGTTGATGCCGCCACGATCAACGCCTGGGCCAGTGCCGTTAGCCACCAAGCCATCAGCAGGACGCAGGAAGCCTTCGCTAATCCCATTACTCTTTGGCACTGGAATCATATTGACAGGATAGGACGTGCGAAAGTCCGGCCCATTGTCCGTATAGATGCCGCTAAGGATTGGAATCTGCGTCATGGATATATGTTATTCCAGCAGGAGAAAGCCGCCATCTTCCAGAGTCAGGAAATCGCCATTCTCTAAAAGAAGCGCACCAAGTACGGGGCCACCGTCTGCATTGAAATAACGCAAACGAGACCGAAGGCGCGTTAGCAAAAACATTAGAAGCCTTCGCCTGGAATGATGTGAAGCGAACCACCGCCAGCAGGGGCGATGTATGCAATCCGATCATAATCCAAAAACTTGCTGATGGTGACCTGACCGTTTGGCGGAACAAGATAGTCAGCAGTCGTTGCAGCCAAGCCAGCGCCAGTTCCAACGCGCACAAAGCACTCAACCGAATTGCGGCTGGTAATGCAAAGGGTAGTCACGTTAGCACCGAACACAGAGTTCGCACTTGTGCTGCCAGGGGTTACGGCAATAGCTTGTCCGTAAGCTGGGGCGAATGTTCTGATATTATCCATAAATCAATTCCTTTACCACTTAATCTTGTCCGACCAGAAGGCCGCGCTCATTTTGCCCTTAGCTATATTCTTTGCGTGTCTAGCCTTAAATGATGCGCGGCGCTTCTTGTTAGATTCGCTTTCGCCCTTGCTGGCAGGAGAACCCATAACGCCCTGTTGCCCAAAACGGATTGTCCTGATCTTATCGCCTTCTTTGGCGACCACAACGTGCGACTTCTTCGGATGCGATGGTGTGCGCTTTGGTTTGTTATAACCAGCGACACCAGCACGAGTAAGGCGCGAATCCTTTTTCACTTGGACAGCTTACTTCTTTTTCTTCTTGGCTTTGGTCATTGTCATTGCCTTGCCAGCTTTAGCGGCGGCTTTCTTAGCCATCGCCATACCTTTTGCATCGTAGCTGAACTTTTTTCCACCGACCATTGGCATTTCAATTCTCCTATTAGAAAGTTACGTAAAGATTAAACGCTTCAAGGCGCATCAGGTTATTCGCAGTCGCTGGCTTTGCAGTGATTGTAAATGTCTGATCCTGTGTAGCATCGACGCTCAAGAACACGTTGGCACCAGTCGATAGGCCATGACCTATAGAAGTTGTTGAGTTGCTGACAACTTGTGAGCCACCACGATTGTATAGTAGCTTCTGAACAGACGCACTAGCGTTGTTTGCCGCAGCAGCAGCCAAGAGAACGCCGCCGCCATATGTCATGCCCAAGGTTTTAACTGTAGCGTTATTGGTCAACGTAAACAGAGCGTCAATCTCCATACCGCCACCAACGCCCATCGACCAGCCAGGGACTGTGACGGATGCTAAAGTAATTTCGGTGTTAGCTACAGCAACTACGGCAACGCCGTACCAAACGAGAGCAGTTTGTGTGCCAGACTGCGTACCGCTGGTGGTGACTGCTGCGCCGCCTGCTGATGTGGACACGGTGAAGGTGTTAGCTGAAAGCACTTGCTTCACATAGTATGTGGTGTTGATAGCCAATCCGGTCGGCAATGCACCAGTAGTGGTAAAGCGAATCGTGTCGTTTACCGATAAGCCATGTCCAGCCCAAGTTATAACGCCTGGTGCAGCGATGCTAATCGTGACGGTCGAATCAATGTAAGGTAGGTCAATGGTTACCTCCTTAGTATCTGTATCAGCGTCCAGCACTTCATAAAAGCCAGTGGATGCCGTTCCACCCGTCCAAGTGATATAAAGGTCAGCGCCTTGCGATACTGCGTTTGTAAGGCCATGAACGCCAGCACTTACCAGCTTTACGTCACCCGCATCATCGTCATAGGTAAGCGTTACAAAGGCAGCTGCTGGCTCAACAAGGCTAACAGGCTCAAGGCTTCCGATTGTCAAAGGCGGGAAGTCACGCAGCGTTGGTTGATCGCCTACGTCATATTGCGCTGTTGACTCAATCCCACTGACAATACGCACAGTGCGATCAACAGGATACGGGCCAAACATCTCTGCGCTGTTAGAAAGCGACGCAATCTGGGTGTAGGAGTCATAGCTTACTGGGCCGATTGCCTCAAGCGAAACGGTTGTGGCATCATTGCCTACATTCCCAACGCTGATATACTGACCAGCAGGAACAATTACATCTGTAATGGTCTGAGTTAGACCTGGTTGAATAATCATATCTCAATCCTTTTATTGCAGTTAATTAGCCAACTTTCCACACAACGCCGTCACTGTAGACAGGAACGAAGTTAGCGCCACCGCCTGCAACAGTGGCAGCGAATGTTGTGGTGCTACCGTCAGTAATGAACGCTCGTGCGCCAGTGTTACCGACAGGGTTGATAAGCTGGGCAAAGGTCGATGGCGTTGTCTGAACCGAATTACAAACAACAGCGTCAAAGTTTTCCTCAACGTATCCAATAAGGGTTGTGACAGAGCAACGACGAGCGTCACCTTGGTTCGTTACGAATAATGGTAACTGATCTCCGCCAGAGACCTGTGTTACGGTTGGTAGCTGATTAATGGTAGGCATGGTTTAACTCCAATCAAGGGGGCCATCAGGCCCAGCATTTACAGAATCATAAGGAATCCGCACATAAGGATTATCCCACCGCCAAGGCTTGTTGCCTTGACCTAATGGCATTGTTGATGGAAGCTGTTGTTCAAGCGGGAATGTAGCGCGTTGCAGCAATACATTGTAAGCGCCCTTAGCTGATACCTTAGTGTCAGCAGCTACAGCCTTACCATAGCCAGGAGCAATCCTAATGGCTAGGTTGGTGATGATAGCTTCCCATGCGCTGTCAGGCACATTGGTTTCTGTATCTAGGTCGCTATCTTGTGGGCTGCTTGGCATTGCGTAGCCAAGACGGATGCCAGCAGCGTTCCATTCAGCCATCATGGAATCTAAACGGCGCAAAGCGGCCTCTAGCTGTTCAGGCTGAAGGTCAAAGACGTAATCTGCCAAGCCTATTTCTTCAAAGGCTGACGTTACGAACTGGCGCTTTGTATATCCCATTTCAGACTTCCAATGCTGACGTTATGCGATCTGACAGCGTTATATCAGAAGTTCGTGCATTAAACGATACCCCTAATTCTTTCGCCTTAACTTCCAGTTCCTCACGGCTTGGGCCAGAGACTTCATCAATCTCAACGGCTTTAGCCTTTGGCTTCTTATCTAGCTTGCTTGCAGCATCTTCATAAGACGCAGACCAGCCCTTAGCGATCAATGCGTCAAATGCTTCCTGATCTGCAGCGCCTCTGTAACCATAGGTCAACCCACGTTTCTTCTTGTGAGGCCCAGGGATGCGATAAAGAATGGTTGGGAAGTCTGTCACTTGGTTTTGCCCTTAACTGGCTTGGCAGTCTTTGCCGATGCAACGAAGTCAGCCTTTGTTGGCGCACCTTTGCTACCAGGCTTCTTCATACGCTCTGGTGTCTTGCCAGCAGCCTTCTGCGCCTTGATGCGCTTACGCTTCGCATTGATATTTGCGTACAGGCCCATCTTCATTTCTTTGCCTTCCGCTTTGGAGCCTTCGATGGCTTCCCTGCTTTCATTGCTGCATCGCGTGCTACATTGAGCGCAATAGCGATGGCTTGCTTTCTAGGGCGACCAGACTTTTCTTCCATCTTGATATTCTTGCCGATGGTTGCGCGGCTGAAACCTTTTTTCAATGGCATTGGTTCGCTCCTTGAAGAAAGAGGGGGAAGCCGAAGCTCCCCCCATCCCTATTAAGTTTGGTTGAAAAGCAGGATACCTGCCATTTCTGGGTTCGTCATAACCACACCATACAGTGTGTCCAGCGTGTAAAGCGTCTGGAAGGTCAGTGGATCGAAACGCTTGGTCATGACCAATTCGATACCCTGATCCGTTGATGCACGAAGAACGTCAACGCCAGCGCCATCTGGAACAGCATAGCGGCCTGGGAGGAGTTCAATCGAATCCTTGCGCCAGAACGGGTTGATGCTTGAAGCAGCAATGTTCAAGAAGTTGAGCGGAGCAGACGATGCGGCTGCAACCAATTCAACGTTCTTGTACTGCAATTCAGCATCAGTTGCTGGAGCAGTCGCAGCGATGATCGGTGGCGAGATAACCATCGATGTGCCGTTGACAACTTCAATGACGCGAAACGTCTTGAGTTCGCCAGTCGAACGCTTCGTGATGTGGTGAACAGCTTCAATGCCATCAATCGTGAACGCATCGCCAGCAAGAACGCCAGTTGTCGAGGAGACAGTGACAGTCTGATAGCGGTTGTCAACGTTCAGGATACCCGAAACACTGTTGGTTGTCGCCTGTGGAACATACTGAGCTTGAGCGCCAGTAGTGTTGATGGTGACAGTTGCAGTGTTAGCAGCACAACGGTTAGCATAGTCAAGCTTGTAGGTTGAGAAGCTTGCGACTTCACCAACGAACGAACGCTCATATGCGTTAGCCGACTTCGTGCCAGTGAACGAGCGAGTCGCTACTGCCAAGTTACCAGCCATGCCGTTATAATCGCGGCTCGACAAAGCAAGGTAGCGATCACCAGCCATAACACCCTGTTCGTTCATGATGCTGTCGCAAAGTGCAACATCGTCATAATCGCCAGCAGCGGTAGCTACGTCAACAACAAGCGTACCCTGAGCAGCAGCCAAATCCATAACGGAAAGGTTGATGTCCGAAGCAAGCTTCTGCTTTGCAGCATCGCCAAGACGGTTTTCTTGCAGTGCATCACGAAGTTCCAAAGCATTCATTTCCCACGCAGAGCAAGGGCTGAAGCCCAAGGTCGAAGGAACAGAAAGCTGGGTCATCGTCTGAACACTAGAAGCAATCGTCGTGCCAACAGTACGAGTGAACGACTGAGCGATGTATGGTTGCGGACGCCACATGGTGTCACGAGCGCGTTCCATAGTTACGCCGTTGGTGTTGTAGATGTTGACGTTCTTTGAAAGGATCAAAGCGTCATGGAAGCCTTCGAGGATATTCTCAAAGGCAACAATTTCTTCTTTCGAAAAAGCGTTAGCCATATTTAATTCCCTATTCTTTCTAAATTAGGTTTATTTCTTGCTTCGCTTGTAAGCCATGACCTTTGATAAGTCTCCGGTCTTCAGAGCTTCAGCGCGTAAGCGTTCAAGTTGTGAATCAATGGAACCAGACACACGCCCACCGTTTGAGGTGATTGTACGTTCTGGCGCGGTTGTCGCCCTACGGTTAGTTACTTTCAACTGAGTCTCCAGTTTTGCTACCGCAAAGGCAAACTTCACGGGGTCGGTGATTGCTGCAAGTTCCTTAGCTCGCTTAGTGCTTTTGCCAATTGCGTAAATAAGCAAAGCAGGATTGTCAGAGCCTTGTAGAACTATTCCTTGCTGCGTGACGTTAAACGTATCTAAAGCCGTAGCTTCAGCTTCGTCATAGTCCCGCACCTTTAACGAAGATTTTGCCTTCGCATAGGAATCAAGCTTGTCCTGCCATGCTTTAGACTCAGCATCTCGCTGCGCTTCTGCCTTGGCTTCCACTGAATCGTATTCGCGTTTATGCTCATACCAATCAGCAAGCTTTTGTTCATACTCGTCGGAGTCATAGTCGCAACTTTCAAGCGTTGGCTTAGATACTAATGCAACTGGTTTGGTCTCAGTTGCTGCCGTATTAAGCTTTGCTTCAAGTTCGCGTATCTTCCGCTCTTTTTCCCGATTCGATTTACGCAATTCACGCACCCAAGCTGGCGCACGAACTTCTTCATCTTGAGGTGGCGATTCCTCTCCGATAGATATTACGACTTCATCTTCGTCATCTTCTTCGTCATCATCAGCCTGGTCGATGGAATTGGTCTCATCTTCCGCTTGGTCATTGATGTCTGTGTCGATGTCTATTGTGTCGATGTTGTCGTTATCCAGTTCTGCCGTTTTCATGTTTTAACCCCATTAACTCACCCTAATATAGTGGAGGGTGGAACCACATTCGTTTGCGGCCTAATTGCGGCCCCAATCTTTTCAGCAGTCTCAATAGCGGACTTTCGTTCGTCTATATCAACGCTTGATAATGTTTGAATAGTCTTAGCCTTCGTTTCTTCAGAACGCGCCAAGGTGTATTCAGTGTTAGCTTGTGCTTGGATAGCTTGAGCCTGTGACTTAGCGGCTTCGGCCAGCAAGTAAGCAGATTGTGGGTCTTGCTGCACGTTAGCCTGTGCTTCCATCATCTGCTGCTGTTCTTCTTCCGTTGGCTTCAGAACGCCCATCTGGACTAGCTGCTTACGGAAGTATTCCTTGATGTCTCCAATGCCTTCGCCTTCCATGTTCATGATAGCCATAGCTTGCAGAACCTGTTGGGTTGTTGGATCGGTGGTAACTTGCATCATGCCTGTAAGCGCACGGACTGTAGCGTCACGGCGGCTGCTCGACGATGGGCCAACGTCTACGGCAACATCAAACAAGGCATCGCCCAGGTTGTTCTCGTAAATCAGTTCGCCTGTTTCTTCGTCGATTTGTGGCTTCATCAGTTCAATCGAACCAACTTCTTCCATAGCGCCAACAGTTTTCATCTTGCGTTTTTCTTCAACGTAGATGTCTTTCGACATTGACAGCCATATCTCACCACAGCGGCGCACAGCCTTAGCCATGTTGCTCATGTAGATGAACGTCTGCATATCTAGGCGGGTCTGGATTAGCTCCACAGCCTTACCACTGATACCGCTGACCATCTTGTCGGCTTGCTGGGTGCTTCCCAGTATCTCAGCCATGTCCTGCTCAGTCAGAGCAAGTAATGCTGCCATTGCTGGCGGAATCTGTGCGGACTTAGTGTAAGCAACTGGGCCAGCAGCAGTAGTCTCGCCGTTTGGCCCTGTAATTGGATTGATTAACAGATAAGGATAATTGCGTAGGTTATCCTCTGCCCACATTACCTGATGGCCTGAGACTTGCTCTGGCATCAAGATGGGCTTTTCAATCGACGAAAGCGCACTGATCTCACCCAGCTTAGATAGCTGCATATTCTTCAGTCGCTGTGGGTCTTTGGCTAAACGAACATGGCCCATGCAACGCTCTACGTTATCAACGAACCAACGCTTGCCATAGACAGGAACAATAGGAATGTTCTTGCCAGCGATGTAACCCATATCGTCAAGGATGCCGCCACCGCTCATGATATACTTGCGGACGCGCTTACGCTTAGTACGCTTCTGGCGTACTTCTACAGTGCCAACAGCAGCTAGTGTTTCCTCTAGCGTTTCGTCAGCGTCGAAGTCCGCTTGCATGTAGCGTTCTTCTTCGCCTTGGATCGTCAGGAAGATGCGGACTGTCTCACGCACTTCTTCAACGCGATAATACTCAGCGACAAACACAACGTCAGGCGTATCCCAATCAAACTCGTACTGATGGATTACCTTGGGCCATGTTGCTGGGTCATCATTCCATTCAGCCTTGTAAGCCTCATAGGTCATTGAATACAGCACGAAGCAATACTTAGCGTCTGCCTTGTCCTGGCGCTTTGCATCAAGGTCAAAGAACACAGAGCTATCAGCGTCATAGATTGGTTCTATGCGGATGCGCTGGCGTTCGTCCTCGTCGTTTTCTTCATCTTCATACGCAGTGCGTAAACGCCAAGCGCCATAGCCACCGCCTACAGCTTCCTCAAAAGCGTTGTCGTATGCTTCTTCTGCGCCGCTGTCCCGTTCGTCTGCACGATAGAGACCATTGCACGTTTCGGTTAGCTTGTCGTTTGCTTCGCCATCTTTGCTAACAAAGTCTACAGCGATGCGGTTGTTGCGATATTCGTTGATGATACGAATGACGCTAAGGTGAATCTTGTTCACCTCAAAGCGTGGTTTGTTTTCGTATTGGTCACCTAGTGGGCCTTCCCACTGCGCTCCAGCTATGGAGTAGAAGCGTCGATCTTGTAAGCACTGCAAGCGTTCATCACGCACAGATGTTTGAACACGGTCGAACTCCGTCATCGCCTGTTGATGGATGTTCTGGAACCGTTGTTCTTTATTCAATCGAGCCATTTACCACCTACTCACAGTTGCCAAAGGTTGCACATCGAAAGTCTTTGCAGGGACTGCTCGACGTATGGCCTCGCACGCATAACGTAGCGCGTCTATAAGGTGATTATCACGATCTGCAAGGATTGGCAAGATTTGTCCTGTCAAGGGGTCAGTTTTATAACTATAGCACGTTAATTCGTCAATCGTGTGTTGGCAGCGAGGGTGGACAATGATGTCATATGACTTCAACCATTCAACGCCTTCCTCTACAGACTTAGGCCCTTTGACTGCCGCCATAATCTTTGGGAAGCCGTGCTTTCTCATGTGGCTAATCGTTTCAGGTCTGGCGCTGTCAGCAACGATGGGCCACTTTTCAGAGTCAGGCACAGTGAAGAATAGGTCTGGCGTGTCCATGATCTCACAGCCTACACGATACGCTTCATGATCGACATAGATTGTGCGGCCAACAACATGGCAGCGGATTAGAACAGTCGGGTCAGATGCAAAGCCCCAGTCAGCACCAAAGCGATGCGTTGCGTCCTCTGGTGTTTCGAAGTCCTCAACCTTCCAGTTACGGAATACACGCGCTTCGCTGTTAGATGAATAGCTGCCCAGCCAAACGTGCTTGTATTTGTCAGGGTCTCTATCCCTATCGTATTCCATTTCTGATTTAAGCACATCAGGGAACCAAGGGTTGTCTCGATAGTTTACCTGTGCAACCACAGCGTCAGGCGGTGGGCTTGGGCCACGCAGGAGCATATCAATCGGGTCGCTGCTGTTAAGCGGGTTCCATGTGAACCATAGCTCACTGTCTGGCTTACGGATTGTCGGACGCAATAGATCGAGCGAGCGTTGCGATAGTGTCTGCGATTCTTCCACCCAGGCGCAGTCATAACCTTCTAGCGACTTGATGGAGTCAGCCGTGTGGTTCTGCATCCCCTGGAAGATGATTAGGCCATCGCCATGCCGTGACTTGATCTGGCTTTCCTGAATCTCAAAGTAATCCTGAACGCCAAGCTGCTCAATCTTTAGCTCCAGCAAACGCTTGACCGACTGCGATAGCGACTTCTGTATTTCACGAACGCAAACTGTTCTGCGCCGCTGATCCATAACGTGCGCTTCTATTACCATTTCCGCAAAGGCATGGCTCTTTCCCGATCCACGACCACCATGTGCGCCTTTATAGCGACTAGGCTTTAGGAATGGCTTGAACCAGCGCGGGGTTTTAATCTTCAGCGTTGTCATCAATCACTTCGCGCTGGATGTGTGTAACGAGACTGCCAGTGACACTAAGCTTAGATGGAGCGTCAAGCCCAATCATTGCGTTGATGGCCTTTACAGCGTTTACCTTGTCGCTTGGCTTTGCGTCTGCGTCTAATCCTTTGGCTATCGTAGACAACACATCAAGGCTGTCTGCCAGCGTCCATGTGACACGTTCAGCAACTGCTGCTCGTAATTCAGCAACCCTTGTTGAAACATTGCTATCTGCCATTAGCCTACAAGCATTTGCTTGGCTGGTCTCTGGTTTAGTTGTCGGCTTAACATTAAAGGCTGTTCTGTAAGCCTCTGCTTGACTTTTGCCCGATGCAACTTCGTGAGCGAATCGCTCTTGTTTAGGTGTTAACGCCATGTGTCTCAGCTTCCATAAAAGGTCTGGTGCTAACCTTTTAAAGCATCTTCTTCATTGTGTCCAGATTCCAACTCAATAAGCTTTGAAAGATAGTGCTGGCACTTCTGTAAGTCCTGCACTCCATTCTTGTCTTTATATCGAGCCAGATATTTTATGCAGTTGCCATGTAAAAATCCAGCAAATGCTTCCTTAGTCATCCATGCTGCCATTGCTTGCCAAGGCTGGACAGCCTTTGATGCGTAGTGATCTCCGCCGATCTGGTAGCTACTGGGATTATCCATGTTCATCCACCTCTGTGCGACAAGCTAATTCTTCATCGCGCTTAATGACTGCCTCACCTATTGTGCATCCGTGCCAGCGTTGAATTGCTTCCAACACAAACGGAGCGTTAAGTTCTTCTGTTGTGTAAAATTTCAAACTGCGATTGTCTGGCTCAAGTGCAGACTTCCAGTTAGAGCCCTCACCAGTATCAATCATGTTGTTTCCTCATAATCAGATGCACGCTCTAAGCGTTTGCGGCAAGGCGCTATCCATTGCAAAGTTGTTTCAACATCAACTAAATATGGAAACCAAACAAGCCAGCTATAAGAAGTTGCGCTTGATACATTCGGGTCAATCTTTCCCTTGCACATTGGCGCACGTTCAACAAATTGCAGAACATACCTCGGTGGTGTTTTACTAAATAAATTTTCAAAACGTGCTTTACCTTCAAGAAAAGCACTTCTGACAATAACTGCAACCCCACCTCTGCTGCTTGCCAATGCCCGTTGTATAAACTGCTCTGCCAAACGAAACGGAGGATTTGTTATTGTCCAATCAGCATCGTCTGGATTCTGCCCCCAAAGATAATCAGCAACAGGATAGCCAACGCCATAATCGTGAACATCTGATGCTTCAACATAAGCAAAGTATTCAGATAATACTTTTACCATATGACCACGATTTGCTGCTGGTTCCCTTACGTTCATGGTGTGCATTTGTTCTTCATGAAAGTCACGCAACCACTCACACAAAGCTCTAGTTGCCCAAGGTGGTGTTGGAAAGTCATCCAAGCTATCGTGAGGCTCAGACCGTTGCTGCATTACAGCACTAGACCTATTCTGCGTCATAATCATCACCGAATGGGTCATAGCCCTTTAGCATTGCATCGACTGCAACCATAATAGGCCCACTGATACGCACCTTGCCAGATTCCATCTTGCGTATGCTTGTTGCGCCGTTGTCTGGCGATAGGCGTAAAGCGTCAGCCATCTCTGTTACACTGTAGCCCATAGCTACTCTAGCAAGTTTAAGCTTCGCTGGTGTCATGCTGCTTCTCCACACCATAATCCGCATTCTGCGTCATATTCTTCACCATCATCAAACATTGGCAACTCTATGCTATTTACAGCAGCTGCTGCAATTTGATTATAACCTTCATCTCTCCTAAATTGCCCAGAACTTTTTGATACATTTCCGCCGTTGCGTTGCGACCGTATTTTTTCTTGCTCCGACCACTACTCTGCACTGGTTGGATTGTCTCTAATTAATTTCAACAGTTTGCCTCTGCTTTTTAGAAAGCATAGGTCGCAATTACCTTCATAGCTTTTTAAACCCAAATCAAAAGGCTGTTGCTTCCAAAAATCTAAAACATCCTGCTCCCTTACCATTCTGCCATTTGCTCCAGAGCCATTTTTTGCCATTGGCATTACAGATTGCCAACGTTCCTTTGCCTGTTCATTGCGCTCAATTTGTTTGAAAACGCGGTGCATTTCATCACCACGAAGGCCAATAACATTTAACCAAGTTTCATGACCTTGGGCAATCATAAACCACTTTAGTGTTTCAACTTTAAGGGTTGAAGTGCAATATCGCATTGTGGTTGTTGGCAGGAAACGCTTTCGCTCTATTAGTTTTGCAAACGGCTCCCCATTACGGCTGGCGCTGTTATATCCTACAAAACTGAAGCGGCGTTGTGCGTCAGATATTGGGTCAAGCTTTAGCTCGCCAGCTTTCCGTCTTTTAGGAGATTCCGCCCACTCTACCCAATGAATATATATGCCCCAACGAGTTCCACACTCATGAACAAAACGAAGCGTTTCTTCCCGCTCCTTTCCCGTGTTTGCAAAAACAACATAAACGTCATTAGGCAATATTCCGCCGTGTGCATCAATTATTTGTTTCAGCATATAGCCAGACGTTCTGCCGCCGCTGAACGATATAAGTGCGGGGCCAGCAATGAAATATGGATTAGATTGCTCAGTCATCGCCCTCGCCTTTCACTACATACATATTTAACGCATGGCATATGGTGCTGTGGTCGCGCTGCATGATGCGGCCAATCTCTGTGGTAGAATAGCCTTTGTCTCGCAGCATAACCACGCACTTGCGCCTTACCTTAACCAATGTCCTATTTTTTTGTTTGCCTAAAATATCAGCAAGAGTGTAATCATACATCTCTGCAATAGCATCTATCTCTGCAAAGTTACGGCCTCTAGGTGTCATTTCAGTCTCCATGTTGGCGGGAAGCATCCCCTAGCTGATGTATTTTCATACGCTCAACAGATTTCTGTGTAAAGCGTATTGTTCAATTAATTATGATTTCTGCTTCTTCGCTTCTTCAATCGCAGCAATAGCCCATTCTCTTGGCGCTTCAGCATACTTACCATTTGCCCAGTTCTGGCGTATATCATTCAGTGATATACTTCCTGACTGATACTTGGCTAGGTCGCACATCAAACTGGTAGCTGCGCTATTTGTGGGCTGTGCCAATTTCCAGATTCCTTCTTAAATCTTCAAGCTCTAGGGCTGTGACATATTCTTGGGGCGGCTCATAATCACGATAGTGGATCATCAAGAGATGCTTGGCGCGATTGATCTTGCGTCTGCGATCATAGCCTTCATTCTGAACAACCGAATCTATCTCCGCTGGTGTTGGCATAAACTTGCACGTTCGCAGTAGCTTTAGAAACGCACTTCGAAGATCGACCAAGGGATAAATTCGCAACGTCAGCCAATATAGCTCCAGGCGCTCTGCTTCTTCTTCCTGACTGCGCTTCTGGCTGGCAGTGGCTAATGATAGCTTGGCGATCATGACCTCCACCTGTTCGCGCTCGGGCATTGGTGGTCTAGCGGCATCAACAAACTGTTGAAGGGTCTCAGCCGACTTAGGCCCAATCGTCGGTAGGTCGCTCCCCATCAGCAGCTCGTCTAGCTTGGCTGGCAATGACTGCTCTGACCATTGGGTTGGTTGGCTCTGCTGCGTGTTTGCTATTTCCTGCATTGGTCGCGCCTTTCGGTTCGTATATATCCAGCCAGCCGTTGATTGTCGAACGATCTAGCAATTCGTTTATGTCGTGTCCTGCCAAGTGCAGGGCTTCCAGCTTGGTGAACGCCCGTGCTTTTGCTCTATCGGTTAATGGGCGCTTGCGTTGCTTTCGCATCTCCACCCAACCCTTCCAAGAATCAATCGGCAACCAAACTGGATACCCCTCTATTATATACTTGGTGGTTAATTGATGTATCTTTAATGTATTGGGTGCATCTGGTGCAGGGGTCTCATGCATCTGGTGCACGGGTGGTATGTCTTTAGTGCACGGGTGCATTTGCTGCATGGGTATCTGAATCCAATACCTATTGCCCTTGCCGATCACTTCTTCACGGCGAATAAACTGCATTTCTTCCAGCGATCTAATTGCCAGTTGAACAGCCCGTTTTTTTAATGATGATTTTTTAGCTACTCGCTCAATTGAAGGCCAGCACAAACCTTCATCGTTTGCCCAATCTGCCAAAGACAGAAGGACAAGCTTTTGCGTAGATGATAGGTCTTCCCTATCCCATACTGCTGTCATTAATTTGATACTCATGACGCAAAGTCTTGCGTGATGGTTCTGTGGCGTGTATTACACAACATAGCGATGCCTTCCTGTGTTAGGCGTTGTTAGAGCGGGTCGAGTGCTTTTGCTTTTTCAGCATTCCCCGCTCGCTCTTATATAACCGCATTCCGTGATTTATAAAAGCGAATTTATACATCATTGACCAGCGCACAGTTTTTCCGTATTATCCGCCGCTTGGTGCTCCTTGCCAAAACAACCTTGGGTGGCTTCGGTCACCCATTTTTATTTGGTCTCCCGTAGATCGTGATTCGGGAACAGAGCCTTAAAGACAGCGCGGCGCAGGGGCCAATCTCTGACAACGACTCCCTTAACTTCGTGGGTCACTAACATACCGTTTTCAACATATTCAAAGTCAGATTTATAAGCAACGCGCCTACCATTAGGATGCTTTAGCTGCTTGCCATTGATGACGAAATAATATGTCGGGTGGATCGTCAGATCACTTATCTCACCAGCCGCTTGCAATATGTGAAGCTCATTGCAACACAGGGCTTCACGCTTGCTATCATGCGTGTGACCAGCATTGCACTGCGCCTTGACAGCGCGGTATTTACCGAATCGCTTCATGATCAATCGACTGCCCTGGCTGCAATTATGCGCTCGAGTGCATGAAACGCTGCCAGGTATGCGCCCAGCATTGGTTCGCTGCGTTTGTTCTTCCAGTTAGATAGCGTGACGCGAGTGATGCCAGCTTCGTTGGCAATCTCATAAGCCTTGATATTGTGATGCTTTGCCACAGCGTAAAGCTCTGCAATTGCGTGTGCGGTATAGTCCATTTAACTTTTCTTTCGTTTTGCGATAAAAAACGCTTTTAATTCCCGTTCATGATGTTTACAAGGTATTTACAAAATAAAAAGGAAGCAACCATGCCGAAAGAAAAATGCACAGTTTGTGGTCACACCATGACCGACACATTTGAATGCTTGCCATGCGACTTTGTTGAGATGGCAATCAATGCTGGCGCTTGCCACGCAAACTATGGTGAACACCTAGCCGAGCTTATAGGTGACGTTATGACGATTCGGAATTGGTCAGCAGAACCGATCCGCTTTAAATATCCACGTTTTGCATAAGGAGAAATAGAATGCCGATTCATAAAAAACTAAACGAGGCGCGATTAGCGTTTCATGCTTTACCGCTAAAGAAGTCTGGGCAGAATACTTTTGCTGGATATAAATACTTTGAGCTTTCCGATTTTCTTGTCCCAGCCCTGCGAATCTTTAATGATGTTGGGCTTTGCGCGGTTATTAGCTTTTCCGAAAGCACAGCGTCAATGCATATCGTTGATGTAGAAGATGGTTCACAGGTTATCATTCACAGCCCAATGGGTTCAGCCAATCTTAAAGGTTGCCATGAGATTCAGAACATTGGCGCATGTGAGACTTACTCAACCCGCTACCTCTGGACAGCAGCCCTTTGCATTGTCGAGCATGACGCACTGGATGCTACCACGGGAAAGAATAAAGACACGCCAAGCATTCGCTACATTAGCAAAGCGCAGTTTGATTCATTGCAATCTTTGGTAGAAAAGACCAAAACAGATGTAGATGTGCTCTGCAAGCATTACAAAATTGACGCTCTTGAATCAGTCCCTGAAAGCCAATTCAATGTGGTTCATACTGCATTGGTAAAGAAGTTGGGGAAAGCAGCATGACAGACGCAGCTATTATCCAACGCAGCCCAGAATGGTTTGCAGCACGTTGTGGAAGCCTTGGCGCTTCCCAACTTGCAGACGCACTAGCTAAGACCAAATCTGGCTGGGGAGCATCTCGCGCTAACTTACAGGCGAAGCTTGTAATCGAACGGCTTACGGGTCGGCAGGAAGAAAGCTTTAGCAGCGCCGCTATGATCTGGGGAGTGGAGAAAGAAGAAGAAGCCAGAACTGCCTACAGCTTCGTTACAGGCAATGAAGTGCTTGAGGTAGGGCTGTATAAGCATCCCACCATTATAGGCTCCCACGCCAGCCCAGATGGGCTTGTAGGGGATGATGGGTGCATAGAGATTAAATGCCCAAACAGTAGCACACACATAGAAGTGCTCAAAAACAATCAAATTGCACACAAATATATACTCCAAATGCAATGGCAGATGGCTTGCGCTGATAGGCAGTGGTGCGATTTTGTGAGCTTTGATCCACGGATGCCAGACAATCTATCGCTCTACATCCAGCGGATTGAACGTGACAATGATATGCTTGCAATTCTAGAATCAGAGGTTGCTGCATTCCTTGTGGAAGTTGACGTAGACGTAAAAGCGTTATTAGAGTTGGGAGAATCAAAATGACACAGAACGAAAGAATATACGATCATCTGTTAGCAGTCGGGCCAATCCGTCCAATGGTAGCACTGCATGAGCTAGGGGTTTATCGCTTGGCATCGAGGATTAATGATCTGCGTAAGGCTGGGCATAAGATTAAAACCAAAAAGGTTGAGGTTGTAAATCGCTGGGGTGAATCATCTTACATCGCTGAATATAGCTTGGTGCTTGAAGATGCTGCCTAACCGCATTGCCAAGAAGCCTAAGCGTTCATCGCGCTGGCGCTCCCAGGGGCACTTGAACTTCATTCGATCATTCCATTGCTCAATAGATGGTTGCCAGCAGATGCCAATCGAATGCGCTCACGTTCGTAATGGTAGCGGTGCAGGGATGGGACAAAAGCCAGATGATTGGCGAGTAGTCCCATTATGCCGCGAACATCACGGCCAGCAGCATACAGTTGGTGAGCAGACGTTCTGGAAGGGCATCGACGTAGAGGCCCTGATAGAAGCATTCTGCAAAGCCAGCCCAAAGGCGCGTGAGATTAAAGAGGCTCAAAGCCAATGACGCAAACTGTTTGGCTTCGTGGTGAGCATCAAAGAAGGTTGGCGCACCAGTTAATTGACAAAGCGCCAATCAATGCGGTGGTCAAAATATCGCCTGAACAAAGGTCACTGCATCAGAACAATAAAATGTGGGCCATGATCTCAGACGTTAGCAGACAGAAGCCAGAGGGCCGCACTCATGTTCCAGAGGTATGGAAAGCAATCTTTATGGCTGCTTGTGGGCATGAGGTGCAGTTTGAAAACGGCCTGGACAATAAGCCATTCCCAATCGGCTTTAGGTCATCGAACCTAAGCAAAACACAAATGGCTGATTTAATTGAATATATGTATTTTTATGGAAGCAAACACGATATAAAATGGAGTGAAGAATATGAGTGATATGAATGATGATATGCTGCGTTTGCTAATTGAGCGCATTGAACGCCAGGAGGAAGAAAAGAAAACTATCTCCGACAGCATTAGAGAGATTTACAGCGAGGCAAAGGGACACGGATACGATGTTAAAATCCTTCGCGCTGTGATCCGCCTTCGCAAGATGGAAAAGAACGAACGAGCAGAATACGAAGTCCTGCTTGAAACATACATGAACGCATTGGGAGGTTAAGCCATGACACAGCAAGTTATAATATCAGGAAACGTAGGCAAGGATGCTGAGTTACGCGACACTCGTGACAGCAAGGTTTTGAGCTTTAACGTAGCCGTTAAGAACGGATTTGGCAAAGATGCTGGCAGCGTTTGGTATCGGTGCAGCTTGTGGGGAAAAGCGGCGGAATCATTCTCTGGCAGTCTAAAGAAGGGAACCAAAGTGTTTATCATTGGCGACCTGACGCATGACGAATACGAAGGCAAGCCACAGTATAATGTGCGGGTCGGTAGCATCGACACTGCTCCACGATCTGAAGCTGGTGCAAGCAACACGCAATCCAGTGCGCCTAGCCAGAATCAGCATACTTCATACGATGATGATCTGGATTCAGACGTTCCATTTTGAGGATGCAGCCATGTCTATTAAAACTCGCAACGAACTGCCAATGCGATCCAGAAACATTCCTCCACCTTCTGATTATCTCGAGGCTAAGAGCGCAAGGATCGACACAGAGATTGCCGAAAGCAGTCGAAAGCTTCTGAAGGCCCAGCTTGCAACTGGTCACCATAAGCTAACACGCGAATCCTTTGTCGGCATAGCTAAGAAATACGGCTGGCAATTTGCGCTTCTGCAACATACCTGGCGCTAACAAAATGGCGGGTGGCAATGCGCTTCCCGCCATTATTTTTATGTTAGATGAAAAAAGTTGTTTACATATAATAAATGGCTTTTTATAAGAGGGCATCAACCAAGGGGCCTTGCCCCGCCAATACGGAGAGTAGCATGACACAAAGCATCAACGAACTAGCCCAAGCTGCAATTGACGCGCTGACAGCTATCAATGCCATCCACAAGGATTGGCTTGAGCAATTAAAGCTTAAAAGCGGCCACGGCCAATATATCAGCACCCGCCCAGAAATTGCAGAACATCTGCACATGGAGCTACTTGAGGTCATTACCGACTTTGATTGCGATCCAATGGGAACGCTGGAAGAATTTAAACTGCATAGCACGGACGAGCCAGATGATTATGATGGCGGACGCTTTGATTATCTAACGTCAAGGGGAGTTTGACATGAAGAAAATATCACCAGTTCAATTTTGGCTGACCGCAATATGGTTGGTTTTGGTTGTTATTATGTTTGCAACGGAGAGGACATTTTAAGATGACATTGATCGAACTTAGAAACATCGTCGCGGATCATGTTCAAATGATGCACGGCAACCCAGAATTTATCCGCCAAATCAGAGATGGTGAGCAGGATGATGGCCCATTCATAATAGGCGCTTTAGCGATCTGGGCAAAGTTTATGGAAGGCTTGCAGCCAGCACCAGAGGTATTGGCAGATGATTAAACCAGCACAAGCAGCGCCTTTAGGCAAGACGTATCGCGTATCTTCTGAGAGCGCATGGCCACTTAGAGGATTAGACGGAAAGACATTTGCGGAAAGACGCGCAGAGCGAGAAAAGGAATCAAATAAATGAGTCGCCCAATGACGTATCCAATGGGAAGAATGGTTATCGGTGATGTAGAGACTATGCCAGCAACGGAAAGGGGTTGTGCCAAGCGCACCAGCCGTAACGTTAGCCAGTATGGTATTCGCAATGGCAAGGCGTTTAAGTGCCGCACAGATGTGGTCAAGGGACTGACGTTTATAACTAGATTGGGATAGGCAAATGACCGATGATAAAGACAGCGCAGTGACGCAAGCGGATAGATATGCAATGGAAAGTATTCTTTGGGTGAATACAATTATTGATGACCAAGAGGCTATTGCACAAGCGTTCGCCCATCACCGCCAGTATGGTTATGACCAAGGCTATTACGATGGCTGCACACGCTCAGTCATGCAGGGCATCATCCCTGCGACCAAGCCTGACCCGCTGGTAGAGGTGCTGAAAGATTTTGGCGGGTTTATGCCAGATGCAGAAGACTTTCGCGCCGCACTAGAAGCTCGTGGGCTGGAGATAAGGAGCAAAGCAAATGATGATTGAAGTAGACCCAAACCAGTTGGACGGCATAGTCCGCGCATGGTTGAAGGAAACACTGGAGTCAGTGCAGCACAACGCAGCCTCACTTTACGTTCACCCAGAAGATGCCAAAACGTATAAGAAAGACGTTAAGGCGCTAAAATGGTTGCTTTATTATATTGGTGAAGATTGATTTATAAACCGTCAATTATCAATCATGTCGATTTTCTAACAAGAATATTTCGCAAACAGGCGCACAGCTTGGGTTTACGGGATATGCACTTCAAACAACATTAAGCTACCTCGAGCATCTCAGTGGTAATCATCACCCGCCCTACGGCTCCGTATTTTTTATGGTACGTTATTGCCCAGGCTGCTCGATCAGCAATCCAGCCTCCACGCGCCGCATAAGCATCACGCGCTGCCAAGGTTGGATGCTGAACGACTGTTACCCCATTATACTCTTTCTCGTCCCTGTGGTGTCTGTGACCGCAGTGTATCTCTCTGCGGGTGGTTCTGCCCCATTGCTGGGGAAACTGTGCCGCAAACAAGAGCGGTAGGGATTCATTCTTGACCTTATGCCCATGATGAACGCCTAGCATGGTGTTGCCCCATTCAAACACATAGAATGGTAGAACGCTATCGCTGACAGTGACGCGAGGTTCTTCCTCGTAATGCACAGCAAACAAATCAGATAGCCAGCCGCTGCTTTCTTCGTCGTGATTGCCTTCTGCTATAATCAGATACACTTCCTGATGGCGCTGCAAAGATATAGCTACCAGTGATCGAATGATGCGGATTGCTGCCCTGCGAATCTTTGGGAATCGGCTATCAGCATCCAGAACGTGTTTGCTTGCTGGCGTTACAGGTGTCTTGCCATCCGTATGCAGAAAGTCTCCCTGAATATTTAATACTGCCGTGTGCGCCTGGGGGCTTTGATTGATCATCTGAGCAAGTGCAGCAAGAATAGTTTTTTCTGCCAGCGATACATTCCAATCGCTTCCACCCTCTTGATGCCACGCCAGCATACCTAAATGGTAATCCGTAAACGTATAAAGGTTGCATAGAAGCTCGTCAGAAGCCTCAGGAGCAACGATAACGCTTGCTGGGTCTATTTGATCCTTAAATCCATCAACTGTCTCTCTCAGGGCTTCTATGAGCGCCTCATGCGTCAATGATGCCTTTACCCATTGACCAGATGGTTTGCCTTCAGCATTATAATAGGTCGATACGCCTTTTGTGACATAACCTTCTGGCACGGGTCGCGTGAAATTATGACTAGGAGAGTATCCCCGCAACTCCGCTTTCTTTTTCACTGCAACATAGGCGTCACTTGCTGCGCCCACATTGATACCTAATGCAATAGAGGCGGCTTTGGCGCTTCCATGTAGATTAACTGCTTCAAGCACCTCGCGCTGGCGGGGCGTTGCATATTGAAACAACGCTTCATCTATTTTTAATGGGAAAGCCATTTACTTGCCTTTCGGACAATCAGCCTCGCATAAGCAAATAAATACGCTATTATGGAGCTCGACTTCTGCTACCGTTTCAGGCGTGTCTTGCTTTGCGTCATAGGTGATAGGTTTTGCAATAGCGCAGTAGCTATTTACGGGAACGGTCGAAACGGTCGCGCAGCCGCTCAGTGCGCTCAGGATCAGGAGTAATGATGGCAGCTTCACCAAGTGCGATTTGCTCATTGATGGCATCGTTCGTTTCCTTGATAGTTTCCTGACGCCCTTGCTGCTTCCAACGGCTTTCCGCCCAAGCACCCAACAGCTTGTCCAGAATGCCCAGCAAGAGCGTCAGAAACTTCATTACTCTGCGGATTCAACTACAGTTTTTTTGCTTATCACAGACCATACAGCAACGCCGATAGTGGCAACCGCGCCAGCCAATGCTTCAGCCGTTGCGCCATCAATCAGACCTTTACCAGCAAGATAGCCAAAGCCAGCAGCAGCAAGTGTACGAACGATTCCAAACAATTGATCTTTATTCATGTCATTTTTCCTTTACTCGATGGGCCTCATATGGTAACTACCGCACATGGAAACTTGGAAACCTATACCAGAATACGAAGGGCTTTACGAAGTCTCTGATAAAGGGCAGATTCGAAGTCTCTCACGAATAGTGTCTTTTGGCAACAGTCAGCGGGTCACGCCAGAGAAAGTAATCCTGCCCTATATTCGCCCTACTGGATACCATACGGTTAAGCTTGGCAAAGAAGGGCGCAAACGGAATGCGTATGTTCATCGCTTGGTGACTTTGGTATTTAGTGGCCCATGTCCACCTAAGCACGAAGTGTGTCATCGTGATGGCAATAAAAGCAATAACTGCGCCGATAACCTTTACTGGGGAACGCGCAAACAGAATATTGCGGACAACATTCGTATGGGTATTCACCCATTGGGTGAAGCACATGGCATGGCAAAACTTACCGACAAGCAGGTTCTTGCAATACGAAAAGACACCAGACCTGCGAAAGAAGTAGCTGAAAGCTATCCTGTGAGTGCCGCTATGGTCAGGCTTATAAACAGAGGTATCAACTGGTCTCATTTGTGAGGATACTTCTTCGGGTCGATCTCAAAATGTGGCCCATCAGGAAACGACCGACTAAGAATTTTAGCAGTTATAGGCCCATTTATGGCGGACAGCAATTTCCAAGTTCCGCCCCAACGGATTGGAATCTTTTCGGCTAAAGATGCTTCCCGCATAACTTCAGCTAGTCTATGGTAAATAGGCCAGTCCCATGACACTTTCCCGTCAATCAGCGGCGCTAGGTCAACAGCGTGTCCAGTAAGGTGGCGAGACTTCATTGTCCTTGATGCGCCCTCTGCAACCAATTTACGTTGCCGTTCAAGAGTGCGGAGACCCTCAAGCACAGTAAAGTCCAAGTCAGATATTGTCGCAGCCTTCTTTACAACGCGCACTAGATCAGGGTGGACACCCTCAAGCCGTGAAAGGCTACGTTGACCAAGAATTATACTCATGGAGTACCTTTGAGTAAGATGCTTAACAAAATGCCAATTAACAACATAATGATTGTGCCACAAGCAGTGATGCCAATACTTTCTAGGCGCTTCATCCTGGCGCAGATGCTTTCGTATCTAAATGCACAGACTTCTTCATGAGTGTTGAGTTGAGCCTGTGTTTTGTCAATCGTGTTCATTTTGTCTCACTCATTTGATGCAGTCTGGCAATCTTGTTAGGCACTATATCGTTGAACTTGCGTAGTAGGTAAATGAACCATAAATCACCGATCCAGTAACCGCAGGATATGTGCTGTCGTATTTTCTAATTACGAAAGTGCTGAATGTAGGCGCAGCCGTAACAAGGCACATTCCAGCGGTGCTGCTTACAGCGGTTCCGCTTGCGCCTATTGTGCTGGAACAAGGGAAGGGCATAACATCTTCGACAGTGATTGTTGCGGAGCCAGTACCATTATCAGCCACAGTAAACGTGAAATACACTGTTATCTGATTGCCGTTTTTGACCCAACTAGCTTCGCCGTTAGTAACCGATGTAATTGTACCCGCGCTGGATGCAACGGTTGGCGTAACTGTATCTCTGCCTTGACCAGCAACGCGCCGCAAGCGGGGATGGTCTGGGATAGCAAAGGCAGTCAGAGTATTGGATTTATTTTCAACAAGCACATACGAAGGATCAGCCGAAGAAAGACTGCCCCACAGGTTGTTGAAAAAGTCCGCAGAAAGATTGTTGCCGCCGATGTTAATATAACCGACAGATTGCAAACCAGCGTCAACGACATATGATGCCGAAGACGTAAAGTTCTGCATATTCAGAACAGACCAAGAGGATTGGGCTGAAGACAAAACATTTTCGCACCTATTGTTTTCAGCGTACAGGCTTACAAATGTGTTAGCATAGCTGTTAAACAGAAACGCAGTATCCTGCCAATATTGCCCAATGACATTGATCGTAGCAGAGTTTGAGCCAACTGCCGCAGCCGCAGCAATCGTCACGCCTTTTGTAGATGCGTTGTGAGACGAGTCCATATAAAAATCGGTTGTAAAACTGGCCCCAGTAGGCATCCATGATGGGATGTTACCTACTGGAATCGTCAAATCACTTGGGTCAATAATCTTATCGAACTGACCTTGAACCGAAATGTTGTTGTTCGCATTATACGCCATCAAACCATAATAGTTTGTCAGCGATGTGATGTTGCTGATGGTCGTGCCGAAACAAGTGTTAAGTTGGACGCCAACGCCAAATCCTAAAATGCTAACGTCAGAAATTATAGCGTTAGGGCAACCGATCAAACGGATAGCCCCGTAGACTACGTTGGTCTGCAAACTTGCGTTTGCGTCAAATATGTACAAGCCTTTAATAGCTACGTTATGCAAGCTGTTGTAGGTTGTATCAATCGCAGCATCTACAAAAGCATTGTACGCTACTGGCAGGCCAGTAGATGTTATGTACGTTGCGCTGTCTATAGCCCATTTGCTGTTGCTTGCGCCAAAGTCAGCGGTAATTCTGCTGATATGTGCGTTAGCGCCCACAAAGGGATAGCCACCAGCACCATCGCCTAAAAGAGTAATGCCATACCCAATACGAATTGTGTCTGTGATACGGTAGTTGCCAGCAGGAAAATATACCGTTCCGCTACCATTACTCGTAGCCGATGAAGTGACAGAAAGCGAGTCAATAGCTGCCTGAATAGCCGCTGTGTCATTGGCTGTTCCATCGCCAACCGCGCCGAAGTCAAGCACATTGACAACAGCGCCGTTAATCATTGAGTAAGTAGCTTTAGTCAGCGTCATGAAAAATCCTTACACAAAATATGTTAGCGTTATGCTAACATTTGCAACAGCGCCTTGCGCTTCCACTGAAAAAACTGTGTTTGTGCCGGCGGTGATAACCGAAAAGCTGGTCGTGTAGTTTGAGTTATGTCCACTGCCAGTACATTCAAAACCAGTTTTTGCGGTAAATGGAAGGTTTGTAAATAGTACCGCAGCCCCCGAAGCCCACGCAATGCTGGTTGCTCCTTGAAGAAAAACTTGAACAGTTATCATGTTTCCGTATCTGACGTATCGTCCAGATGAAGAAAACGCACCTACGACAACTAGTCCGCCACCTTGGTTTGGTGTAAAAACACCTTCTTCATACCAGTTCAGCAATTCGCTGGTCATGCCAGCAGCGTGCGTGTTTGCGCTGAAGTCGATGCCTTTGCCAGCAGTGCCGATTATGAGGTTGTTGTTTGACACCGTAAGTCCGTTGGCATCTAACAACGCACCCCTAGTTGAGCCATAAATAAGCTCCAGATAGTCAAAGTCGCCGCCCGATTGCTGGCCAACTGCCCATCTCTGAACACTTGAGTTGTACCCACGAACAAGCGTAAATCCAGCAGCGGGTGTACAATTTATACCAAGATACGCGCCATTGCCTTCAGCGGTCAACTGATGTCCAGAAAGCGCGACAGTAGTGCCGAGAGTGGCCAAACCAGCTTCCAATTTAGACATTGAAACTGTGCGGCCAGCGGTCACGTTGTCTATACTAACCTTTACAGTTGATCCACCCTGCACAATCGGCAAGACTTCTGTGCCTGCAAGTGGTGTTGTAGCTGCGGTTAACGCTGAGATTTTTTTATCTGCCATTTTTCTACTCCAATTAAATCATTCGGCCTTCAAACCGAGTGCGCCAGCTTGATCCGGCAGTGGCATTGCCTGAAAGAACACCCACTGATTTCGTGGAGTTAGAAATTCTTAATTGAATGTACGCGGTGTC